GCGCCAAGACTGGCTAAATTTACACTTGGAAATGACATTTATGACTCCTCCTAATCATTAATTATCTTCAAGACAGCTTTTCTCATCTCACCATTTGTACTTGAAAGCGCTCTAGACCCTTCTCTATCTATTAAATCGAAGAGAGCGTTGTCTTTTAGTTTTAATGTAATCTCGTGTCTTGAGGTTACTGCGGCGGCAACCGCTGTTCTCAGTGTTGTGGCAACTTCCGCCGCTCCACCGGACATTTTTCTGGCACTAACACCTGTAGCGGCAAGTGCTAAGTTCTCTAAACCTTGTGCTAAAACTGCGTCATCTTCAGTTAATAACGTTTTTATTTCACCAAGTCGTTCTTTCATAATTGACAGTCCTGCGTCGAGTGTTTTTGTGTCCACCATGGCATCACCAAATGTAGACAATGCTTCCATGCTTCTAGCAGATGAAGCCTCAACTCTTGCCTGTGCTTCTTGATATCTAGCATAAGCAGCGACCACCGCTGCAATACTAACTGCGATTAACGCAATACCTGCGGCAACCGCTAAGAAGCCCAAAGCACCTTTTGTAGCAGCAGCGCCTGCTGTTCCGGTCGCGGTTCCTAAAGCCACTGTTGGACCAATCGCTGCTGCTTTAGAAGCAGTGTTAGTATTCCGAGCAGTTGCCTCAGCACCTTCTTTGACAGCCTGTTTTCCGGAGATAACACCGGCAGCAGTGTCCGTTACATTTTTTGTTTTTTGAACAGCATCAGCAACGACTGTTTGAGCAGTTTGTGCCTTGCTTATTGCTGTTAAGGCTTCTTGTGTTGCTTTCATTGCATTTAGCGCTGCCTTACCTTTCGTTATAGCACCCGTAAAATTTGTAAAAGCAATATAACCAATTGCAATAGTAGAGGTCAAAAGTATAAGTCTCATATTATTTTCACCAACACTGTCTGATATAGAAACCAATGTGTCAAAAAAGCTCTCCATCATTCCTAAGAGCGGCTCTACTACAATGGCAAACTCTCTGAGGAATATTGAAAACTTTTCTTGTAAAGGTATTGTTGCTTCGACTGCCTTTGAGAAGTTCTCCTGAACACTTGCTTGTCTTTCCATCTTTTCTCTATGGTCATTGAACTGCTCCATGTTCATGCCAAAGATTCTCTGCGCCTCGTTCATGTCAGTTATACCAGCGGCAGCTGCAATAGCTTTTTGTTGGAAACGATCCATATCTTTAAAAGCAACGTCTTGTGCTTGTACTTGCCTGATTAACGTCTCCACTCTTTCATCTTCTTTCATCATGAGCATTTCAGTCGCTGACAGCTGCGATCCAAGCAAAGCATTGAGTTTCCCAGTGGTGGTTGCTGCTGATTCGAAAGTGTCAAACTTACCAGCAAGTGTTGTAAGTTTACTGACTTCTAGTCCGGCTGTTTTTGCAGCGGCAGATAGTCCTTGAAACACTTCTATGGATTCTTCACCATGAACCGCCAATACTGAGAAGGCTTGTTGAAAATCTTTTGTCATTTGTGCTGATGTTTTGCCCATTGCCTTACCCATCATGGCGAGCTTTTTACTCATCTTAATGGCTTCGTTACCTGACATTCCCATATTCAATTGAAAAATGTTTAAAGATTCTGCGGCTGTATTTCCGTCAACCCCTATCTTACTTAATTCAGCGCCTAATTTTACCATGTCTCCTTGTAATTTTTTAGATTGCTCGGAGAACAAAGCAGTTGAGGTTAGCAATGCTTCTGTTGCCTTTCCTGCCTCGGCCATTGTAATGCCCAAGTGATTGTTTTCAATCGCTGCTTGTGCAATTGTGCTTTGAAATTCATTTGCTTGACCAGTCGCGACGGCAAAAGAAACATTGGCATCATCAAGAGCCAAGGCCAAACCTATACTTTGTTCTTTAATCGTATAGAACAAACCAGTTGCAACGTTGAGAACATTGAAATATTTTGTAAATGAGTTAACGAATGACTCCATAGGATCATCAGCAGCCATAATTTCAGCTGACATCTGTACCAACGCCCCAACGCCAGTGTTACTATGATCTTGAAAAATTTGTGTTTTTTTCAACAAACCATCGAATAATGCATCTGTAGACTTTGTAAGTTTCTTTTGTGATTCGGTTTGCTGTTTCGCAATTGCTCCGTTTTTTTGCAACTGTTGGCCAATTAACCGAAGATCATTGATTTGTGCTTCGTACATTTCCTTTTCTTTGCCTTGAGCAAAGAGGTTTTCCTGTTCTAAATCAAATATTAATTGCGAAATATCATATAGTTGCTGATTCATTTCGACTTGATTGGATCTCGTTGTTGCCAGCTCAGAGTCTAATTTTATCTCTCTAATCCTTGCTTCAAGATCAGCGATATTTTCGATATCCTTTTTTGCTTCTTTTCTCTTTTCACTTATTTCGTCGTTAAGTTTTTTCTGTTCACTGAGAAGCTTGTTTGCTTTTTCTAAACGTTCTAGATCCTGTGCCGTAGGTATTGACATTTACTATTCCTCAGTTGAGAAGGGCCAGAGTAGACCTGTGGTTCTTTCAAATTCGGCTATTTCTTGATCTAATATTTCTCTGGTTTTTTGTGATTGAAAATGATCCATGCCGAATTGAACATAAGCATCTAAATAGTTTTTTTGTGCCATAATTGCACGAGCGTATGACTTAACAT